TAATGCCACGTCCGTTCATCCCCACAGCGGGACGCATGTCACCACTAAATTTTAATGGCTCACCAATCCTCTAAGCTTCAAGCCTTTGTAACTCGTTACGATCCTGAGCCTGAAGTAAAAGAAGAAGAACCACAAACTAAAGAAGAAGAGACTCAGGAAGAAACTGAGTGAATAGTTGGGAGAGCACCTCAGAGTCGGACTCTCCCTTCCTTGGCGTTGGCCTCTACGGAGACACCCTTCGCCGTCTAGACGGTGGGATAGACCACAATAAAAACTGAAAATTTTTTTTTCCAAACGTTTGGGAGCAAGTCTAACATTAACCTTACTCCTTTAAAATGGCACATCAATCTTCTGATCTGACCACGAGCCTGACTCGTGGCGGTCAATCCAATGGTGCGGGTGACGCCCGTGCTCTGTATCTCAAGCTTTTTAGCGGCGAGATGTTCAAAGGTTTCCAGCGCGAAGCTATCGCTCGTGACCTGGTTATGAAGCGTACCCTGAAGAACGGCAAATCAATGCAGTTCATCTACACGGGTCGCACGACTGCTGAGTTCCATACTCCTGGCAACGCTATTCTCGGTAACAGCGACGGTGCACCTCCGGTGGCCGAGAAGACCATCACTGTTGATGACCTTCTGATTAGCTCGGCTTTTGTGTATGAGCTGGATGAAATCCTCAGCCACTATGACCTGCGTAGCGAGATCTCCCGTAAGATCGGCTATGCTCTGGCTCAAAAGTATGATCGTCTGATCTTCCGTGCTCTCACCCGTGGCGCACGTGCTGCTTCTCCGATCACCAAGGCCAACTTCGTTGAGCCTGGCGGTACTCAGATCCGTGTTGGTTCTACTGTTAATGCTTCTGATGCTTATAACTCGACCAACCTGGTCAACGCTTTCTACGATGCAGCTGCTGCACTCGACGAGAAAGGCGTGTCCGGTGATGGCCGTGTTGCTGTGCTGAACCCTCGTCAGTACTATGCACTGATTCAAGCTATCGGCACCAACGGTCTGATCAACCGTGACGAGCAAGGTGATGCTCTGCAGAAAGGTAACGGCATCGTTGAGATCGCCGGTATCAAGATCTACAAGTCCATGAACATTCCGTTCTTCAGCCAGTATGGTACGAAGTACGGCACTGGTTCTGCTACCAACCCTGGCACCACCGATCCCGGCAACACCGGTTCGTTCGTGTCTGAAGCTCTTGAAGATGCTGCTAACGATGTTACCGGTATCAACAACGAGTACGGTGAAGAAACCGAATTCGCTAACAGCTGCGGCCTCATCTTCCAACGCGAAGGTGCTGGTGTGGTTGAAGCCGTTGGTCCTCAGGTCCAAGTCACCAGCGGTGACGTGTCTGTGGTCTACCAAGGCGACGTTATCCTGGGTCGTCTCGCCATGGGCGCTGACTACCTGAACCCCGCTGCTTGCGTGGAGCTGTTCGCTGGCACCGCTACCAAGCCTGCCGCTTTCTGATTTTTTGTAATCAATATGGGGACTCTTCGGAGTCCCTTTTTTTTAATCCTTGTGATAGGTACTATGCACTTTCCTACATATGCTGCGTCCACAGAACTGGATGCTGTTAATCAAATATTAAGCTCTGTGGGACAGGCTCCTGTCACCACACTAGACCTTCAAAACCCTGAAGTATCTATTGTACTCAACACCCTCCGGGAAGTTAACCGTCAAGTTCAAGCTGAAGGATGGATCTTCAACACTGAATACGAATACGAGCTAACTCCTGACAGTACAACAAATCAAATTGCCTATCCAGCTAACATGCTTCAGATTGATACTACTCAATCTAAACATAAATCTGAGTATGATGTTGTTCGCCGTAATGGTAAATTGTATGATCGTCTAAATCATACTTATACTTTTACTGATTCTATCTACGCAGATGTTGCTTGGTATTTTGATTTTACTGATGTTCCCCCAGCTTTTCAGGTTTACATTACCGCACGAGCTGCACGTATGTGTGCTGCTAAATTAATTAGTGACCAAGAAATCTACAAACTTCTAACTGAACAAGAACTAGCTACTAGGGCTGCAGCCATTGAATATGAATGCAACCAAGGTGATTATTCAATGTTTGGTTTCAAAAATGGTCACAACTACTATACAAGTTATCAACCTTATCAAGCATTGATGCGATGAGCACACTTACCCAAAGAATCCCAAACCTATTTCTTGGTATTTCACAGCAGCCTGATAGCAGGAAGTTTCCCGGTCAAGTTCGGGATGCAGTGAATACATTGCCTGATTTTGCATTGGGCATGTTGAAGCGTCCTGGTGGTCAATTTACTGAGTCGTTGACAAACGCAACCACCACTGGTCGTTGGTTTTCGATTCTTAGGGATGCAGAAGAGAAGTACATTGCCCAGTATGCTGATAATACATTTCGTATTTGGAGCTTATTGGATGGTTCCCCACGTGCTGTTAACATGGGCAGCAATACTGGTGTCCCTGGCACTTGTGTTATTGCTGATGTTAAATCCACTCTTACTGCTTATAACACTGCGGTAACTTTTACTAAAACTAAGTTAACTGAACTGCATGAAGCACAGTCTCTTTATGCAGAAACTTTGGCAGGTCAGAACCCTACTACTGAAGAACTGTTTGATGTAAAGTATCACTATAACCCGCCTTCAGTTCCCACAGCAGTTTATGATGTTTACCTTTATTCAGGTATTATCAAATCAGCTGATGGAACTTATACGGTAAAAAATGCAGACACACTAGTGTCTGTAAGCTCCTCCTTGCCCACTGGATATGTTCTTGGGACCGAACGTACCAATGAGCACCCAAAGCTTGCTGCAGAGGGCTACAGGGTTTTTACAGCAATCCATACGGTTGCTGCAACCCATGATGCTACACAACTAGCAGCAGCGTTGTCTGCAATGAATACAGCACAGACCAACTACGACAATGCTGTGACGGATGAAGCAACTAAGCTTGGTCTTTATAACACTGAAGTAGCAGACTGTGCTATCACTTCTGTTCCTTCTAACGCTTACCTCAAGGATGCTAACCCTGAGGATATTGAAGTCCTAACTCTGAATGATTACACCTTTGTTTTAAATAAAGGTAAGACCGTTGCTATGGATGCTGCAACTACTGCAGCCAAACCGCATGAAGCTATGGTTGTACTGACCGTTGTAGGTACTGGTCATTATCGTATTTATTTAGACGGTACTGAACGTGCTACTTACAATGCTGGTACTGGTGGTGATGTAGATGCTATTATTGATGACCTTATAGGTGACATTAATGGTCAGACATTTGGCGGTAAAACTTACACTGCTGTAAAAGTTGGTGCTACCATATACATTAGCTGTACGGCTGCATTTACTATTTCAGTTGTAGGCGGTCCTTCTGAGAATGCATTGTATGCCTTCCAAGATACGGTCGCTACTGTATCATCCTTACCTAGTCAAGCAAAGGACGGCTATCTTGTCAAAGTAGTCAATAGTGCTGAACTAGATATTGATGATATGTGGTTGAAGTTTAACACTTCCTCAGGTGCTGGTTATGGTGTTGGTACTTGGGAAGAAAGTGTTGGACCTGGGATTACTTACCATTTAGATCCACTTACTATGCCACACCAGCTAGTTCGTCAGTCTGATGGTTCTTTTACGTATGAGCCTGTCACTTGGGATGATAGGATTATTGGTGATCTTATCACTAACCCAGATCCAAGTTTTATTGGCTCACAAATCAAGCACATGTTCCTTTACAGGAATAGGCTTGGTTTCTTGTCTAATGAAACAGTGACGATGAGTAGAGCAGGTGACCTGTTTAACTTCTTTAACACTACTGCATTGGTTGCTACAGATGATGATCCGATTGATATTTCGGCATCAACTGCTAAACCAGTTACTTTGAACTATGTTCGTCCTACAGCAGTTGGTCTGATTTTGTTTGGTAATACTGAGCAATTTTTGCTTGGTACTGACTCTGACATTTTAAGTCCTAAAACGGCAAAGATTAACTCGTTGGCGTCATATGAG